AAACTCACCCCCACCCCCCGTTAGCCTACCCTAACTCCCCATAGGCATGACTAATAGATAATAGTTGACAATTACATCGATATGTCAAAACTAATATATGAGCGATACGCATAGATTGCATGAAAAAATATCATCAGTTAACAATTAGTCAAATAACCGTATGTCATGATACAATGGCCCTGGGCGCATATGCCCGGAAGGAGGTTGCGATATGAAAATGATCATCGCAGAACAGAGTATCATTATGAGCTTAGCCGAGGCAAACAAGGCTATAACGGATTGTGCTGAAGCGCTGGAGAAGTTAGAGCAAGGCTTTGCTATGGCCGGAGTCGCCATGCTTATGGAGGAATTATGCAACTATTACGGACTTGACCTGCTTAATGTGTACTACAAGCTCAAAGACACCGCTCGAGCTGTCAATGAAGAAGATCCGACACCGTGCTATAGGGGGATTCATGAGCGGAGCAACTAAAGGCAAGATCAAGGACGTCGACCTGCTGATCAGCTTGTATAAAGTAGGTTTCGACGTCGCAGAGATCGCCGAACACTTCGGGACGAGCAAGCAGAACATCTACTACCATATTAAGAAGAATCATGTCGTGATAAGGAGGAAATGTAATGAACATCGCAGTAAATGACACTATCGTTAACTGGCTCAGAACACTGGCCAACCGCGCCGGCTGGAATCCGAATCAATGGAAGGATTACGCGGAAGAGATGGGATGGAAGGTCACCAACATCGATATCCCTTATGAGAACGGCGTCGTAGCACAGTCCGGCACCGTCCGCGAACACGGCTATGAGATCTTCACATGCACATTTCATGAGGTCACTCTCAAGTCCTGGGACGGCAGAGCCGTGATGACCATCAACCTTGAGAACTTCTTTCCTTGCAAGATCGCAGTCGTCAAGGGATTCATTAACATGATGGAGCACGGTTCATTTGAGCTGAGCTGCAGCGGGCATACGCTTCTCTGGACGCTCGCTTGCATCAATAACAAGGAAGTCGTCACCAGATGGACAAATGTCCAGAGACATCAGTACCGCAGAAACATCTACTATCTGGAGGACTACTTCAGAGAATGTTATCCCTACAGTATCGGAGAGGAGGACCTGTTAAAATGACCCTGACTGCTATTATCAATTTTCTTATCATGTGCTGCTTCGTCTTCGTGATCGTCAGCAGCCTGCTGATCGAACTGAACTATGACGAATTTATCAAGGATAAGGAACGGCGGGACGCTGCCAGACAGCGCAGGCTTGACAGGATCCGCGCCGAACAGGACCTCGCAGAGTTCCGCGAGAAGTTCTTCGAGGAATGGAAGGAAATGGAGGTAGACGAATGAGAGTGAGCGTTTCCATGTGTATTCACTGCGTACATTGGCATAAGAAAGATGAGTGTCCGCATGGCGGAGAACAGAGATGGGGATGTCCCCATTTTAAGGAGAAGTAAATGGCGAAGAGAGGTATCAAACAATATCCGGAAGGAGCAAAGTATACGGCTGATGTTTTTCATCGGTCGTATACGCAGGCTGAACTATTAGATTATAGGCGGAAGCTCGCGAAGGTCGCCAACCAGAGAATGGTCCGACTTGAACGCGGTGAATCCCTTATGACCGGTAAGAATCTCACCTACGGCGCGTACGACTTGGCCATGGATTACTTGAAGAGTGCGGGAAAAAATCGTTTCTCCGAAGTCCGTAAGTATGGAGGGAATACCAACGACCTGCGTATGGAGATTGTAGCCCTGGAATCTTTCCTCAATGCGAAATCGTCAACCGTCAAGGGTTTCCATGACGTCGAGATCAAGCGGATCCAATGGGCATCCGGAGTACTGGGTCTCAAAAATAAGAATTGGAGACGGATGTCAGTCGAAGAACAGCAGAGGGTCAAAGACTTCTATGACCTCATGCAGAGCGAGACATACAAGAAGCTAGCAGGCACCTTCTCCTCAGAATCTATCAACGAATCCTATACACAGGTCGCGAAGTCCGGCGCAAGTCATGACGATATCATGGATGCTCTGGAACAGTTCAGGGCTACCGGCGGTAGAAAATTCCGCGACCTCGCAAGCGGGCTGAATGCCCTGATCATCGAATGAGAATAGCATACATCATTAGAGCAGACGGCGGGTCAGATCATTGGCCCGCCTATGACGTTGACGAGTTCCCATACGGCGACCTCGCAGCGCTGCACATCAATTGTAAGTACCATAAAGTTCCCAAGCACTATCTGCGGAACATCTGCGGGTTTGATATCGAAGCGACTACTATCGAGGCAGACCGCCCTTACGGCTTTATGTATCATTGGCAGTTCTGTATCGACGGCAAGGTCTGTGTCGGCAGGCGCTGGGAAGAATTCTTCCAGTTCCTGGATAGGCTCAAGCAACATCTGGGATACTCCTGGGATAGTCGCCTGATCGTCTATGTCTTCAACCTTCCTTATGAGTATCAGTTCATCCGGCTGTTTCTGGACAAATACTGCGGTGGACATGAGGTCTTTGCCGTCGACAAGCGCAAACCTCTATACGTCTCTACAAAGAGCGGTCTGGAATTCCGCTGCGCCTACAAGCTCACGAACATGAGTCTGTACAAGGCTACGACCAACGAGAAGGGCGTGATCCATATCAAGGCGAAGGGTGATCTGGAATATCGCAAGCGCAGAACCGCGGACACGCCTCTGACGGATGAAGAATTTGGCTACTGCGTCTCGGACGTGGTCAGTCTCTATGAACTGATCAAGTGCAGGCTTGCCAACGAGAAGGATGACCTCGAGTATATACCGATGACGAGCACCGGATACGTTCGTAGAGACTGCCGGAACATCACACGGCTTGAACCTTCCTATCGGGATTTCTTCCTTAAACAGTCCTTCGACAAGAACGTATATCTGATGCTCAAGGCAGCCGGAAGAGGCGGCGATACCCATGCGAACCGCCATTTCTCCGGGAAGATCTGGCAGGACGTCATATCGTTCGACTTCCAATCGAGTTATCCCGCTCAGCTGATGAACAACCAGTATCCCGTTACACGCTTCATCCTCTGGGGAACTCCCGGGAGCATCGGTGAAGTTCAAGGTCTGCTCCGGACATATGCCTGCCTCTTCACGGTAGCCTTCAAGAATATCCGGTGCAAGCCCATGACACCAATGCCTTATATCCCGTTATCGAAGACCCAGTATCGGGGTTGCGATATCAAGCTGGACAACGGCAGGATCCTGTCCGCGGATGCTCTGCAGATGGTCGTCACGGACATCGACTGGAAGATCATTGCTGATCAATACGAATGGGACGCTATCGCCCTGGGAGACTTCTACATCGCGAAATACGGATACCTTCCCGATATCCTATTGAGCGCAGTCATGAAATACTTTGAGCAGAAGTGTGAGCTCAAGGCGCAGATCAAGAAGGAGAAGGATCCGGAGAAACTGGCAGACCTGCAATATCTCTACATGAAATCTAAGAACCGCCTCAACGGCATCTTCGGCATGATGTATACGGATCCCGTCCATGATGAAGTCACCATAGACGAAGACGGAACCTTCCAGAAGACAACTCCCGACATCGAGAAGAAGCTGGCGCACTTCTGGAAGTCGCGAAATAGTTTCGTCGCTTATCAATGGGGAGTTTGGACGACCTGCTGGGGACGCTACTGGCTCAGCCGTATGGTGCAGGCCACCAATAACCCGGAGGACGGCTCTCACGCGCTCTATTGTGATACCGACTCATCAAAAGCAATCAACGTCAACATGGACTGCATCGACGCGCTGAATGAGGAGATCATCGCGATCTGTGAAGAGCGCGGGAGTTACTGTGATGTAGACGGCCAGCGCTACTATCTCGGCATCGCGGAATATGAAGGTATGTATGACCGCTTCCGCACGTTGGGAGCCAAGAAGTACGCCTATGAGGAGAATGGGGAGCTGCACGTCACCGTCTCAGGCGTCAACAAGGCAGAAGCGCCGGCAGAGCTGAAGAAACTGGAGAACTTCGTGCCGGGCTTCATCTTCCGCAAGGCCGGAGGCGTCACGCTATACTACAACAACGACTTCGACACAGGGATCCATGAGATCACGATCGACGGCTGCACCATGACGACCGCTTCCAACATCGGAATGGTCGACTCTACCTATGAGTTAGGATTGACGGATGAGTACGCAGATCTCATAGGATATAATCTTATCCTTGACAATCAGGATATTTTCGAATAAGATGTCGTTGAGAGCATGTTACATTTTCACAACCTCCTTTCCGTCCGCTGCCGGATAAAGACTTCTGTATCCCGACCATACACCACCGGCAGCATATGGGCGGAGGTTATGACGATGTGACTTGACTATATGATTTATTTAAGAAAGGAAATGCAACATGAACATCCCCAAGAACAAGAACGAGAAGACCAACGAGATCCCCTTCTGCGATGTAACCTCTTTCCAGGTAGACCGCGCGCAGGTTGTCAACAACTCCGTGACCATTGACTTATGGATCAACGGAATCAAGATCTACGGCTGCTGGGTCCGCCAGACGAAGTCCGGCAAGGACTTTATCTCATTCCCTCAGCGAAAGGGAACCGACGGTAAGTACTACTCCATCGCCTTCTGCAAGCTGAGTAATACCGACACCGAAGCGATCCTCAAGGTTGTTGAAGATATGATCAACTAGACTTTCGGCAAACTATATCTATACTGCATACTCTATACGAAAGCGGAAGCACCCGGGCGAAATACCTGGGTGCTTCTGTTTATTCTCCATATTGAAGGATAAGCCTGCGGATCACATCCGACGCAGCTCCGTATCGGATCATAGTCCCATGACCTTCACCGGGTCCGTTGTGCTCATAATCCCAACTATCCCATTCATCGTAAGGTCCAACATCCTCGCCCGGTGTGACGTCGCCGGTATACCTCCAGCACTTCATCCATTCGGACGGCTTCGAACTGTACGTATTAATTGACACCTGTTTTGCAAGCGTGTATTGCGCCGTGTGCGCTCCCATGGTGACCCGCCCCTTGTACACCATCTCGGTATGGCCGGAACCGCCGGAACGTCTCCAGAGAACGTCCCCCGGCTTCCATTCGCCGTAGAGGTTCACCTCTCGGAAGCCTGCCTTATACATATAGCTGTTTTGTTCGCCGGTAGCAAAACAAGGGTTCCGGGAGAAGAAACCTGCGACATAAAGAGCCGTGCTGATCATGCCGGAACAATCGAAGTATTTAATTCCATTCTTCATGCCTCCACATCGGAGGTTCCATTCCTGACTATATCCGCAGTAAGGGTTGGTTGAGTTGCACCACATGACCATATAGTTGTAAGCTATTTGTAAGTTTCCCATAGTTTCCTCCGGGTTGCGACTGAGTTGCAATTGAGTTGCAAATAAAAGACCGCTCGGCCCTCTGGGTGGTTAGTCCATGCGCAAGCCCTTCCGAGGCTTAACCGGTGCGCGGGTCGTGCGGTCAGTATCATCGTATCACAGTATCAAGTCCAATACAAGGGACTTTAAAGCATAAGTCTCGAAGACGATATTGCCGGCAATGAATTCCGGCATAAGAGGCATACCGTATGTGAGTATCCATCGCCTTCGGTCCTGCTCCGTATTGGCGGAGAACCTCGGACACTTTGCCGGGGTATTGCTCACATAGTATTCTCTGGCTCCCTTCTTCTGGTAGACGTATGCGTCATTGATACAGCAGATCGGACGATAACCCTTCAGCGGTCTTGACTCAATGAGCGAGAAATCATTGTAGGCAAACTCATTGCTCAGTGCCATATCAGCGAACGTCGTACCGTGTGAGAGCTTGTACAGAGCCGTCCGAGACTTCTTTTCGGTGAACTCGCCCGAAGCCTCGACCAGATGAATCGCAAGCCCTCTGTCAGCCAGATAACGGTCGCTCTTGCCTGCTCTCATCATCTTCTCGACCTCATTAACGATCTGCAGACCCTCAAACAGGGGGTTGTAGATGTCGTTCGAGTTCGCCAGCAGCCAGCACCGGATCGGAGGCTTGCCGTCAAATTCCCGGTTACGGTTCAACGACTCATACGCATTAAGGAAAGCGTCCGCCTCTCCCCTCATCCGTTTAACGTGCTTTTCAGGGATAAACTCGTCATAGATCAGGTCTGTCACGTCGGAGAAGTCGACGCCTCGGATCGAGGAGACGGTAGAGAGTGCTAGGCCGTAGCCAAGAGGCTCGCCGATGGGCATCAGCTTCCCCTCTTCCTCTTTCCGGTTATAAATGCCGGCAATGTTCTTTACTATGGAGCGCATGCCGACATTCCGCGAAAGGTCGCGGTTAACCGCCTTGAAGGGATTTGCGCCCTCTCCCTTCGGGGTATCCAGAAGCAGATCCAGCTCGGCAGCGGTCCGCCTCATGAAGATGAACCGCCCCTCACACTGGCCCGACAGAGCACCTTTGAGCGCGGAGTAAGTCTTACCCTTGCCTCTGGGTCCAACGAAAATTTGGAAAGGGAACCGCAGGTCTGCGTATTCCCAGATATTAAGGTAGATAGACTCTCCCATGGTTCCCTCCTGTTTACATCTGAATCAACTGGCCATTCATGCAGACCATAGACACACCGTCGACATCGTAAAAGACGTTGTCGATCATCGGGACTCCCTCATAATAAATGAAGGGACGCTCCGCGGCGCCGAAGCTCTCGGGATCCTTTACCAGCTGATAGGCGAAGCTGTTGCCGGAGCACGGGACGAGTTCCCATTTGTAGCCGACCTTATAGGGCAGGTCGACAGAAACATTCTGCAGGTCGGACAGTTTCACGCTGGATCCATCCGGCAGAACTGCCTCGAACTTTGAAAAGATGAGTTCAAGCAGGTCGTAAATGCTGAGCTCGTTCGAGCGGGTCAGGGCTTCCTTCTGGGACTTCAGCGCCATGGCGTGCAGCTCTTCCGGGGTTTCTTCTACGATATTGCCATTTACATACTTCATTATCACTTACCTCCCCAAATCTCAATAATTCCTGACGTTGCCCTGTATGCGAGAACCGGAGCCTCCAGCTTAATGGTGGTTGCTGCGCCTACTCCAAATACCTCGGAGTAGGTTGACAGCAGATCACCATACTGATTGACGTATCCATCGGCAATGCTTCCGGCCTTCTTGATCGGCTGCCATGTCAACCCATCATAATAGACGTGGGTGTACTGATATGAATTCGTCGCGGTCTTGTTGATCTGCACCAGTAAACCGCAGATTCGTGTATTGTTTATGACCACGGCGTAGCCGCTGGTTGTCGAGGTGTCGTTCATCACGTTGGATTCTTTAAAGGTAAACGCTGTGTATTCATCGAGATTATTAAGCACAATATCACCGGGCACCTCACTGCAGTCAACCGTCGCCAGCTTCGTCCATGTTCTGGTCGCTCCTCCGCCACCTTCGGGGACGTTCACGGTCAGTGCTGAGGTTCCGTCATAGGATCCACTGGCCGCGCCGGTGAAGGTCAGAGCATTCGGGTTAGGGAGTCTGGTGGGGATCGAGGGGATGTCCTCGATATCCGCCTTGTTGTCCAGGGCTTCCTTGATCGCCTTGTTCTGCACGGGGTTCGTGCTGGTCGAAGATATATGACTGTCGACAGTGATGATCGGAGCGGGGACGGACGACACGCTGCCATCACTGCCCCGCAGCTCGATGACCTGCCCGTTACGGCGCAGGCCGTAGGTGACACCTCCGCCACCTCCTCCGCCACCTTCGGGGAGGGTGACACGGGACACGCTGCCATCGTTACCGATGAGCGACAGGACTCTGCCGTCGATGCTCAGACGGTAGCCGATGCCGTCTTTCAGCTTTTCGGCCAGTTCCTTCACCTGATTGATCAGCCAGTCGGTGTCCATCCTTCCGGCGTCGTTGTAGGGGTATTCTCTATTGTAACTCATTCGAACTTTACCTCCTGCCAATCTCTGAGGAGAACCTCAGGATTTTCTTCATCAACGATGTTGGTGCAGGTCGTCACGAACCTTCGTGGCTGATTCAAGCCGGTAACGGTCCATGTGAAGACGGCTGCATGATTCTGATAGGAAGAAGTCTTCTGCACTTCCAGAATACCGCCGTATACGATCTCCTGATCATAGAGAGGGAGTTGCTCCCTCAGATGGTCGGTCGAAGCTACGAAGTGAACGAAACGAGCTCCGGCAAGAAGTCCCTCGGAGATGTCCAACAGGTCGACCTCATAAGTATTAGTCGCTACGTCCGGATATGCCGTATAAGTCTGCCTCTGTCTGTCCTGGAAGGAAACGTCGAGAAGCCCTGGGATAATATTGGAATGGATCAGCCATGCGCAGGCGAACGTCTTCGTATTGAACTGGGAAGCCAGAGAGAACCATGTCGGAACCTCAAGAAGGTGAGAGTTCCTTCCGTTAACACGGTTCCAGTTGTCGAAGGTCGGCGTCTGGTATTGGGACTGCCATGCGCAGAAGATATCACCTGCTTCATAATCGACTTCCAGATCCGGATCAAACTCGACCATCTGCTCATGAATGTAAGAGATAGACTTGAGCAGTCGGAATCGGGTGCTTCTATAGTTGGACGTCATCCACATTTTGCGGTGATCACCCTCGCGGTTGTGTTCCCGAATGTAATCGAAGTCGTGCAGGTCAAAGAAGAGCATGCCTCGATATTTATTATCGGAGAACTGGTTCGCGAAAGCCATGATCGCCTGAGTCTCTGCCTGGTCTGCAGCTGCGTCGCCCTTGTTGGTTCCTGTGTACTCTTCCCAGAGGTAGGGGAAGTTACGGTTGAGGTTGACGCCGTTACTGTTGAGACGACCTTCTTCGGGGTAGCTCATGTGATGATGCATTCCCCAGGGATTCCCGCACGGCATGATATGGAAGTCGTACTCGTCAAGGATGTACTGACCCTGATCCTCACCGCGCAGCCAAGCACGGAACAACAGATAGAACATGATCACACCCATCTTCTCATCGCCATGGATACCTGTAAGGACTCCGACGGAGGGCCATGTTTGTGAGATATCCTCATAGTGGTCGTTCTGGAATTCCTCAGGATCCGCAGAACGGCGTCCTACCATCTTGTTGACGCGGGCTAACCAATGATATTCATACAGGTGATAAGTGTTGGAAGCGTCCATGCCTCGGTCGACCTTGGTCATGTAGAGCGGGTTCTCTTCCATGATGGAATCATAGAGAGAGTAAAAGTCTGCGGAGTCCATAGATGTAAGGTCGTAGGTCATCGCGATCTCTGCGATGTTCTCCGGCACAGGAGAGGAGCGGAAACCTCCCAGCTCCGTTACTGGGGAGTTCTCGGCTGCATATTTCAGCTTCGCGACTTTCTCCTCCAGCTCCCGTACCTTGTTGATCAGCCAGTCGGTATCCATCCGCCCTGCGTCAACATAGGGGTATTCACGATTGTAGGCCATGATTAATATACCTCAATTAAGAATTCTTTCTCGAAACGGTGTGCTATCATTTCGTAGATGTCATACTCTCTGACCGCCTGCTCCTGTGCAAGCATATCCTGCGACGTGGTCACGCCAATGTTACCATGCGTGTATTCGGTGTGCAGGTTGTCAGCAGTGCCGGAGGTCTTAGACTTGTTGCTCGGTTCATAAGAATTCGAGTTATAAGCAGATACCAGACCCTCACCGTCTCCGGAGGATTCAGCATGGTCCGTGATGTTGCTGTGCTTGTCATAGTTCTCAAGCGGTGCATAGTTGATATGCAGCGCCTCCCAGATCTTTCCGAATTGTTCGCGGTTTCTGGTGAACCATCCGGAGATATTCCGCTTGAACATAGGTATTGACTGGTGATAGGGATAGAGCTGTCCCGACTTATCCATGATACAGTCGATGAGCAGTTTCTTGCTCATGCCTGCGGGAAGCGGGCAAGCGTCAAAGAGTCCCTGATCATACTGGTACATTCCCCAGATCGTCATCTCTGCCAATGCCATCGGTAGCCACCTCCTCATCAAATCTAAGTTCTACCGCAAGGTTCAACCCGGAGATCTTGTTGATAGAGCCGAAACATTCCTTGATATTCTCAAGAATGACCGAAGCGATCGCCTTGACCTCCTGCGCGTTCTGCTCGACCTCTGCGGAATTAAGTCGCTCCTTCTTGTCATAGTTCGCGTTGTTGATGCCGATCTCAGTCAAAAATGCGTTTATTTCCTGTCTGCGGGCTACCTGCAGCTTGTCTACGACATAATTGGTAACGACTCCGGGAATGATAGGTTTGAGTTCCTTACCGCCAAGAACTTTCTTGTTGACAGCGACGAAGGGTTCGCCCTCGGTCGCCTTCTGGTATACGATCTTCACCTCGTCCGCCTGCTTCTTGCTCTCGGCCTCGAACAGGATCGACACGTTGCAATTCATCAGATTGATGTTGATAGCCTTGTCGATCTGTGCCAGCTTCTCGGCGTAGCGGGTCACGATATCGTCCAGACCGTACCAGTCGTCCATGCAGCGGACCAGTCCGCAGTTAACGCCAACGGCTCCGATGACAGGATTTGTCACGAAGTTGTTATAGACCTGGATCGTCTTCGGCTGCCAGTACAAATCCCACTTGAGTACACTGTACGGCTGGCAGATCCATCCGAATTTATTCGTATAGACCACCGCAACAGAACCGAAGGTAAACAGATACCGACGGAAATAGTTGAGCGCCCATTCGTCCGGCAAGGTGAACTTGTAAACGGAGAAGAGTTTGTTGTAAAGGTATCGCTTATAATAGAGGACGGACTGATTCGCCTGTCCCTTCACAAGAGACGGTTGTGTGTTGAAATAGTTCCCGGCCATAACGTCCGAAAACATAGGCGGATTATTCATAATAGAATCCTCCGTTTAAATAGGAATTTACTTCTGCCCGGTCAGACTCCAGAGCATTCAGAGGGACCGAAGCGCCAACACACTGGATATATCCGGGAATGCTCGACAGGGTCTTCTTCTGATATAAAGGTCTGCCGGCATATTCCAGGGGGATCTCGCAGGAGTCCGACTGAATCATTGAAATGACGACAGAAGGATTATTGAGAAGTGCCGACATATTGCCATGACTTCCTAATATCGAGTTCATAGGCTGGGCCACCGCGGACAGACCCTTGATGATGGAAACATCGTTCTGCAGGTTGATCGCGTTGGCAGGATTGGCGGCCACCTCCGCGACATCGAGCGCAGACGCTGCAGCTGCTTCGAGGTTTGTTGCACTCTGTCCGATCTGCACATTCACACCCAGAGCAGCGCTATAGGTCGCCACCAGTGCAGCAGGATCGCTCTGATCAAAGACGCGGATCTGAGCGTTACCTGTCGCTATATCGACGTCGTAGGTGATATCGAGAGCGTCGCCTGCGATGGATCTGGAACAGGGAACAGTTCCCAGCCCCGGCAGATACATGTCGTAGGTCGTCCAGTTTGCGGAATAGTCGCGGAAATCGCTGTAGGATCCTGTCGGAAGGGAAACGGAGGTCGAAGTGTAGAGCGTGTGCCCCGTCACCTTCATGCAGGAGACCCCGGACGACCACCAGCCGAACCATACGACTTCAGAACCCTGACCTCTGTCGAACTTGGAAATATCGAAGGGCATCCATACAAGACTCACGATATACTGGAAGGGATTAAAGAACGCTTTGACGACGACGTCCGACAGCATGTCGCCCCATCCCTCGTTAGCCTCGTTGAACATGAAATTAAGCAGTGTCCTGATCTTGTCCGCGGGGACCGCATAGGTTGAGATTCCAAGCGCCGAAGAGTTGTTCGCATTACCGCCGACGACACGGATCAGATATGTGCCGGTGCTGCTCCAGCCGGAGAGCTGACCGACCGTTCTGGACCTGTGCGACGCGGTGTACTTCCGCGAGATTGCCCCGTCGTCGATATATCGGTCGTAGGTGTGCGAGGATCTCGCGACGAAGCCTTCATATGCTCCGATATCGGTCTTGTAGGTCGCGAGGACGTCCTGGCTACAGCGGATCTCCGCGGAGTTCTCGCGCATCAGGATGATGTCATCAATGAAATAGTAGTGACCGCCCATTTTCGCGTAAGTGAAACTCCGGATCGTTCCGGGGTCCGCATGAATGAGAAAAGCCGGAGACTCTACAGAAGTCCCGGCCTTAAACACGACATCATACGCCACTCCGCCGGATGGGCGTTTCGTCGAATTTCTCCTTTTCGAGAAATCGGAAAAAAACGTGACATTCATAAAAATTAACTCCCGGTGGTAGCTGCCAAATGATTGACGATCTTCTGCACCTCGGCCACATTCCAGCCCGCTTCTTTCAGCGCTTTCTTTCTGGCGTCGCCGTTCCGCCAATAGCCTGCATAGACCTGGTTGGCGATCCCCTGATAAGTCGTCTCCATATCCTGCACGACGATCACGGTATGACCCTTGACCTTCGTGACAAGTATGTCTCCGGCTTCCAGGGATGCAAGCGTCCAATTGACTACCTCATCAAAGTGACCGCAGGACTTGAGTACATCCGGCTCGCTGGACGTGTTGAAGTCCTGCAGGCGGATACCCGCATAGGCGCAGCACACACGGACCAGCGCGCTGCAGTCGGTCTCTACGGGCTTGGTGCAGAGAGCAGGATTAAAGTTGACGCCCTTGACGGCGTTATACAGACTGTCTCGATTGTACTGATCGTAGCCAATGTTCTGATTCGCACAGGCGGAAGCCATGGCGAAAGCCAGTTTCTGACGGGTCGCGAACTTCTTGGCGCGGAACACTTTCCAACCCTTGGTGTGTATATATCCGGCCTGAGTGCTGACCTCGTAGCCTGTCTGGTCTCCTGCCACTCCGCCGGAGGCACGGCCCCGCTCGTCAATGCGGGCGGAGCCGAAAATGAGTTTACTCATGCTTAACGTCCTCTACCTTGTCTTCGAGACGATCCAGCCGGTCGGCGATCTTCTCCATGACATTGGTGTTGTTGGCGATCGTCTGAGTCAACTCTTTCACGGTAGTGTTAACGTAGTAACCCATGGCGATAACGCAGGCAATAGGGAATCCGCAGTTACTGATCAACTCGACGATGGTCTCCATGTTACTCACCTCCTGCGCCAAGAACGTACAAAATAGCGTTCTCGGTGTAGTCGGTCACGGACTGGAAGCGCCAATGCCAGAAGGTATTGGTGTACAGTCCTGACGCGTTCAGAGGGGTGCTGACAGAACGTTCGAACTGAGTAACTACGCCGACCGCATCACGGTCGAACAGCACGCCCAGAACGTAAGGCAGTTCTACGTCAGCCTCCGCGGTCTTGCTCTCTCCGGTAGCGACGTCCAGAATGTTGGGCTTCACCTTGATCTCGGTAGGATCATTGATACTCTGCCAGAAGTTGACCTTCTCAAACTCTCCGATCTTCAGATAGTCGGGATGGAATACGGTAGAGTATACACTTGCCTCGACGTCGTTCCAGATAGGGCCGTACATGATCAGCTTCTGGAAGGACTTAGGAGTGTGACGCAGAACCTTCTTACCGGTGATCTGTGCGTGATAGTTCTCGCTCAGCTCAGTCAGTAGGCCGGAGTCGGTCTTGATGGTCGAAACAACAAACTGGCAGAATTCGGTGATATGATCCTTGCTCAGCAGCTGAGCGCGGGTCAGGGTTGTGCCGTTTCGGTCGTTAAAGGCTGCTACCAGGTCGACCTCAGTCAGACCCATGGAAGAGATTCCGCCCATGAAATTAACCAGAGTTGCGCGTCTCTTGCCCTCGTTCAGCAGTTCGACCTCGTTATAGAATTCGACCATAACGGCGTCAATGAAGCTCATGAACTGTGCCTCGCCGGTAAAAGCGTTGGACACCTGATCAGCGAAACGGGTGATAGACTTCTGCAGGACCTGAGAGCCGTAGAAACTCAGCTCCATAGCCTTGGGCAGGTGCTGCTTGTAGTGATCAATGGTCTGACCGTCTACAAGATTCTCTCTGGTAGGTGTGTTATAAGCAGTATCCTGCTCAGCCTCGTTGTACAGAGGGGTGATCTTTCTGGTTCTCTCTCCCCAGCGCTGGCCGTCCATCATCAGGGACGTCAGTTTGCCGGAGTAGGGGCGAACAGAGAAGATAGTCTCGCTGAGAACCTGGCTGATCGCATCCATGACGCTCTCGGTGCCGGTTCTGAGAACCGCCTCGCCGACAGTGACAAATGAGGATGTATCAATGACCGCAATGTCATCGGTGCCCAGCGCCTGCTTTGCTACGGCGTTCATAAGCGCGTAGCAATCGCGGTAACCGGTAGTGTTTGCCATTACTCGATACCTCCAATGAGATTTTTCAGCCGGTCAGCTGCAACAGCCTCGGCAGTCCTTACGGGCGGTAAGTCATAGGTAGCGCTCGCAAGGTTGGCGCGCTGTACCAGTTTCTCGAACTGATCAGCGGTAAGGGTGATGCCCGCAGGTGCGGGCGAAGGTGTATTCGCCGGAGCGGGGGACTCTGGCTGGACATCCGGCACGGGATCCGCAGGTGCGTGTTCCGGTTCCTCAGTCTCAGGGGTGAGCATCGCTGAGATCTCAGCTTTGCTATAGCCTGCACGGACCAGTGCCAGGGTATCGTCTAATCTGCTCATACGGATATCTCCTTGTGTTTGACTAAGTGCGTAACATATATGTAACGATTATAATTATAATGCTACCTCGATAATTGTCAACTATTATCTATTAGTCATGCCTATGGGGAGTTAGGGTAGGCTAACGGGGGGTGGGGGTGAGTTT